ACAACCAGCCTCCCTTCACGAGCCGGCGTAAAGTATTGTCAAGATCCGCCGGTGCGCAGCAAACGGTGTTGTAGCACCATTTGCACTCGATATATACCTCTATGCACCTGTCTGACATGATATAATCTCCTTTGCAATCTATCCCGGGTTGCGTGACAAGCCCCCGTTCCTGTTGCCGCAGGGCGGGGCGCTTTTTTTTTTATTTTTCGGAATTTTTCGGAACACGCGCCATGTTGGGCTTTTTCTCGTATTTGAAATCGCTGTCAACGACGATCGAGCCCGCAGGCAGAGTGGAACCCTGCGGCACTATGGCGAGGTCGTAGCCGAGCACATTGAGAACGGCCGCCACGAAATCCACCTTCGGCACCGATTCGCTGAGCAGACGCCTGTCGAGAACGGCCGTGCTAGGAAACTCGAGGGCATTCTTGATCCGCGTTTTCGGAAACTTATACCTCTCGTCCCTCGTTTCCATCCACAGCTTCCTATCCTTCTCGATCAGCTCTTTAAGCTTGTCATTCACATTCATGATGCACCTCCTTGACGCCACTGTAGCATAACTCAAATTTGTATGCAACAAATTTGATTATAAAACTCCCACATTTAATTTTTTCGGTGACTCGAACGACTTACCACGCGTGGTAAGAATAAGCCAAATAGGGGCCGGGGGTGCCGATAGTGCCCGCATCGATCTATCGCGTCGTCGATCTGCGAAAAGGGAGACGCGGCAATTCTTTGAAGTAATGCCGCAGTAAAGCCGCGCGCCAAATAATTATCAAAATTGATTAATTTAATCGTTGACTATTACTCAAATTTGATAAATAATGAGTTGTACTCAAATTTGAGTACTATTCAAGCAAGCCAAGCAAAGGAGGCCACATGAAGAAAAACATCGTAGTCCACGTCAACGGCGAATATACGCCCGCCGTGATCCAGGCCATGGAGAAGGCCGGCTATAGGCTGCAGACCGTGGAACAGGTTAACGGATTCATCCACCTCGAGTTTAAGAAGACCAAGAAGCAAAGGAGGAGCCATGACTAAGACCATCACACTGACGATCGGCCACAACTGCGCCGGCGTCCCCACGTTCACGACGCGCGAGGTCTGCGACTTCGCCGCCGATTATCTCGGGGTCGAGGCGTTCACCGCGTACGAGTGCTTCGGCATGTGGCGCGGCGAGCGCGAGGACTCGACCAGGATCGAGGTTTGCGGGCTCGGGGAGGCCGAGGCCGAGGAGATCCGCGCGAGGGTGCCGCTGCTCGCCCAGGCGCTCGCTCAGATCTCCATCATGTGCGAGATCCGCCCCGATCGCGTCGAGTTCGTCGAGCGCGCGGCCGTCGAGGCGGCCAAACGGGCATAGAACAGGCCGAACGCGCCGGCGCTGACTCAACCAGCGCCGGCGCACCGTGGCGAGGAAACCACTAGAGAAAGGATACCAAAAATGCAGAAATTCGAATTCAACGCGAACGGCCACCGCTTCGAGTTCGTGTGCACCTCCAGGAGCACGCGCGGCGGATTCGCCCACGACGCGGCCGTGTTCATCGACGGCCGAGCATACGAGGCGGCGCGCGAGACGTGCCACTACATCAACAGGACGTGGGAGTCATACACATACCAGACCGTCATGGCCCGCCTGGCGGGCGGCCGCATCGCGCAGCACATGGAATGGGAGCTCGAGGACTGGAAGGAGGCGCGCGGCTACCAGCGCATGACGGGCAGGCGCAAGGAGGAATTCGCCGGTTTCATCGACAAGAACGCCGGCGAGCCCCTCCGCACGTGGATAGAGGTCTACGCGGCGATCAGGAACCACGACATCATGGAGCCTCCATATCCCGAGTGGTACGGGCGCAGGCCCGCGACCTACAAGCCTTCGTACTTCGCATAGAGGGGAGATGATCGACCATGACGACGCCCAAGATGAGCAATTCCCCGACGCTGCAGGCCATCTATTCGGATATCTGGGCATACCTCGAGGAATTGGGAGCGCCCGAGCTTCTTCACTACATGGGAGCGTTCCCGCTCGAGCCGGATTACAACCTCGTCAACTACGGCGAGATGCGGATCTATTACGACGAGATTCGCGAGATGTACATCAAAGCGGGCGCGAGGAGATGCGCCGAAACCTACAAGAGGAGCCGGGGCGACAGCAGGCGAGGAGACTACAAAATAAGCGACTCCGAGCTGTGGAAGAAGTACAGGCGCGACGTCGGGCACGTCGCCCGCGAGATGAGGAGACGCGTCGAGAGGAAGGAGACCCGATCATGACTAGAAGGCTCATCACTGCGGCCCGGCTGGCTACGGCGTGCGCGGGCGTGCTGGCGATCGCGGCGGGAGCGTGCGCCGCGTGGGCGGGAGACCTGGCAACGTGCGCGATGGCGTGCGCGCCGGGCGCGTTCTTCGCGTATCAGGCGACGAAGAGGATCATGGAGGGCCGATGACGGCCGCGCATGGTAGAATGAGGCCGGACGAGGGGAGGCGGTGCCGATGGAAGGAACGACGAAGGCCCTCATTTTAACGATCGTGATAGGGCTCATACTGCTACCGATTAGAGTATTGGGCGACCTATTGAAGACGGTGTGACGAGCGCCCCGGGGAGACGATCCCCGGGGCGCTTCGCTGTGTCGGGGCGCGCCCGCGTGGCGCGCTGTATCGCGTTTTAAGGCCCTACATAGGCCGCCGACGATACCATACACATAAAAACACGAAACAAGGCCCTAGAGCGACCTTGGCGCGTTCTAGGGCCTATCTATTGCACGGCCGCGACAGCATCCGAGGCATGACGACGACGCCCCGCGCCCCGTGGCCGGCCCCGGCCTCGTGCCCCGGCGGGGCCCGTCGCGCGGCGGCCTTCGCCGCAATCGGCGCGGGCGGCGGCCTGCGGCCCGGCCCCCGGGCGCGCCCGGCACCCTGCGCCCCCGCGCGCGGCGGAAAGTCGTCCCGGAGTCGCCCGGTAGCGCCGGAGAGTCGCCCTGCGCCAGGGAGTCGCCCGGGAGAGTCGGCCGCCGCAGAGAGTCGCCCGGCCCCCGGGGAGCCGCCTGCGCCGGAGGGCCGTCAGGCGTCCTCCGACTCGGAGGCCACGATCTGCGGCATGCCCACCTGGAGGGCGTACTTGGCCGCGACCTCCTCGGGTGTGGGCAGCGACCGCGCGTCGCCCTCCACCCTCGTCACCTTGACGGTCTGATCCTCGTAGCCGAAGTAATTCTTCGCCAAAAAGAACCATTTGACGGGGTTTCCCTTCTCCTCCGTGAGATAAATCTCCCAGGAAGTCTGCAAAAAATCGTACGCTTTTTGAATTACGTCAACGGACGCCGGGGCGATTCCGTGCCAATTCCTGTAGTGCGACGACCCCGTCGCGATGCCCCACAGATCCTGCCTGCGCATCCCGAGCGCCTGCGCCAGCGAGTTGACCATGGGCCTTATGCCCCACTTGTCGCACAGCCCCAGGTAGTCGTAGAACCTGTCGCGCACCGCCTGCGGGTCGGACACGTCCAGGTCGCCGTAGGCAAGGACGTCCCGCCCGAACCCCATCACCCGCGAGTTGACCGCGCGGTCGACGTTGGACGGGTCGGCCGCCTGCATCATGGGGTTCTTCTCTCGCGGCAGCGCGTTCCTCCTGTAGCCGCCGCTCCCTTTTCCACCCATTCTCCATGCGCCTCCTTTCGCGCATGAACGTTTGAACGCCTCTATATATTTTTTATATATAAGCATTTAGCGTATTTACTCTTAATAACTCTTATATATAAATATGTTCAAATGTTCATATAGATATAAATACACAGGTAAACAACGATATACCGATTCTCCATCCGAACATCTTTGAACGAAAACACGTCGTTTTGAACGTTTTCGGACGGTTCTTGAACGTTTCGCAAACCTCCCTTCATCTCAAATCAAAGCGATAGTCGCCGCGCCGACCCCGTCGCCGTCGCGGTTCCGCCCGTCTTGAACGTGTTTCTGAACGTTTTCTTCTCCGTCGGCCAGGAGGTCGCGCTCGATGTCGGGCGGTATCGACAGGCCCCTGAGCCTGCTTCCTGCGCCTCCCCTCGTCTCGGTGACGTTCATCGCGCGCAGATACCTGTTCATCGCGCGCACCGTGAGCTGCTCGCCCCCGACGCGCCGCCTGTAGGCCTCGGCCGCCTTGCGGAACAGCTCCGTGCCGCAGCGCCCGCCCATGTCGAGCACGCAGCATTCGGCCACGAACGCGTCGAGCCACGTGCCGCTCGCCGTCAGCCACGCCTCCGTGGCCTCCTGCACGCATCGCGGCGGCTCGAGCCCCTTCTCGCGGTACTCGAGGTATCCTGCGACGAGCCAGTCGAGCACGGTGAACGCGCCCCTCGGCTCGCTGAAGCGCTGCGCGAGCGTCATGTCCTTGCACCCCGCGAAGCTGCGGGTGAACTCGATCACGAACATGTGCTCTGGGTCGATGGCCGTCACGTCCTCCACGACCGGCAGCGCGTTGCAGTGCATCCACAGCGTGAACTCGGGGACGTACTCGAACTGCCTGCCGTGGAGCTGGCGGCAGCTTATCGCGTCCGCGCCGCTCGCGAGGTGCTTGACGGTCGCGCCGTCGAGCACGCTGCCTGCCGCCGGCTCTGGCAGGTCGACGAGGCGCTTGCCCTTCAACCCGGCGAGCACGGTGTTGGGCGCGGCGTAGTCGCGCTCCTGCCGGCGGCGCAGCACCAGCTCTGCGGGCGCGGATCCCGCGTAGTCGCCCAGCGCGTGCTTCACCGCCGCCATCAGCGTGGACTTGCCGCAGTCGCGCAGGCGGCTCCACAGCACGAACGTCGCCTTCTCGGGATTGCCGCCGTACATGCTGTAGCCGAGCGCTCGCTGGAGGAAGGCGGCCTTCTCCCCGTCGCCGTCCGTCACCTCGGAGACGAATTGCTCCCATCGCGGATCCGGCTCGAGGTCGACGTCCAGCATAGGGGAGTTGACCGGTGCGGCGACCCTCTTTGTCACGCGCCACGCCAGCGTCGGCGGGTCTAAGGCCGGCCTTCCCGAGAGCATCGCCTCGATCTCCTCCTCCTCGAAGGGCAGGGTGCCGTCGTCGAGGTGCATGACGCCCTGGGGCGTGCCTATCGCGGAGGGCTCGCAGTCGACCTCGTCCGGCGGGATCGGCAGCATCGAGCAGATGTCGCGCGCAAGCCGTCCGGCCGAGACGCTTGTGTCCTCGCGCCTCGCCTGGGCGGCGTAGGCCTTGAGCCTGGCCTTGTCGGCGACGCCCCTCCTCGACGCGTTCGCCGCCCACACGACGCGGCCGTGGAGGAACGACACCGCGCGTCTGAGGAGCGCGTCCTGGTCGACCGTGGCGTACAGGTCGAGCGGGCCCCTCTCTATCCCGACGCCCATCGGCGCGCACCAGCGGAAATCGCCGAGCCAGTGCGCGAACTCGTCGAGCGTCTGCGACCATGTCCCCGTGTTCTCCTCGTACGGGCCCGTCGGGTCGAACGCGTCGAGCGACCGCATGACCGAGGCCGTGTCGCCCGACACCTCCATCGGCGACCCGTCCGGGTTGACGATGCCGTCCAGCTCGTACGGCTCAGGCCCCCATCTCATCGCGCACCGCCCTCCTGGTCTTCTCCGCGAACTCCGCCACGGTTGCCTCGTCAACCGCCTTGTCGGGATCGGCGTCCAGCTCGTGAGCCACGCGCGTCCCGTATTCCCGCAGCACGGCCATGACCCTGGAGGGCCGGCCGTCGTCGACTAGCCTTGCAGTCCTGCCGTCTGCGCTGTACAGCTCGATGGCGTCGGGGAAGGGGACGCCGGGGGGCCAGCCCATCGCGTGAACCGTCTCGCTCATTGCCTGCTCCTAACGAACGCGTCCCATGCCTCGTCGAAGGCGTCCTCGATCCCCTCGCAGCATTCGAGGCAGAGGTCGCCGTGCTCCATGAACGGATTTCTCTCGCCGCGCGTGAGGCGCGGGCGCGGGAACCTCGTGCCGATGCGCCAATTGACGTCCTTGACGCCTTCCTTGCCGCAGATGTCGCACTTGTAGATAACCGTATGACTCATTCTCTCGACCTCCTGATCGTTGCCGCCCGTCCCATGGCGGCGTCCGCCGCCCGCCTGGCCGTGCAGTCGAACAGGCGCAGCACGCTCCCGCTCGTCCTCTCGACGAACGTGGCGTCGACGCCCTCGCCGCACTCCCAGCTGGTGTGCGCGGGATGGCCCTTCGACGGCTCGGCGCATTCGGTGCCCGTCCAGGCGACGCCGAGCCCGTCGAGGATCTCCCTCAGCTCTTCCGTCCTGCTCATTTCTCCACCTCGATCCCCGCTTGCCTCATCCGGCGCTC